CTCCGCGACGATCACCGGCGGCCGGACGCTGTCCGCGAACAGGTCGCCGTACGTGAGGCGAGCGGCGTCGAGCACGTCGGCCGTCTCGCAGTCGGCGTGGCACTTCAGGAGCCACCTGTCGTCCGTGCGCCTGATCGACAGGCTCGGGGTCCGGTCGTCATGCGCCGGGCACCGCGCCGTCCACTTGTCCGCGCCGGCGCGCTTGACGCGCTCGAACCGGCCGAGCAGGTCGGCCTCGGAGATCACGGCTCCTCCCCCATTAGCTCGCGCGCGTGCTCGCACGGGGCGGCGCCGGGCCTGACGGCGACGTACACCGGCTGCCGGCATTCGCCGCAGACCAGCGCGAGGGCCGAGCCACACGGACAGACGACCTCGACGCAGGTGGCGTCCTGGCAGGGGTGCCGGCGGGCGTGCTCGGCCAGCACTTCGACGCTGGCGCCGATCACCGGCTCGGGAGCGCCCAGCGAGGCCGGGCGGCTAGTGGAGGTTCGTCAGGTTCGCCGGGTTCGCCGGGGTCGTCGTCGGCCGAGCGGCATGCGCGCCGCGCGCGCGGTCGGCCTGCGCCCCGGCGACGCGGGGCATCGCGCCGCGAAGACATGAGGTCGATGCCGGCGAACAGGACGCTGCGCGTGCCGAAGTAGCGGCGCCAGACGCTCTTCGCCCTGGCGACCTCAGCCGCGGTCGGCCCGGGCTCACGTTCCAGCGCATCCGCGCCGCGCTGGATGGCAGCGGTGAGGTCGTCTGGTGGAGGAGGAGAAGGCATTCGAGATCGCGCCGTGGCGCAGCGCGTGCACACCGTACGCCCGTCGCAGCGGAGAGGCAAGGCCCGGCGCCGCGGATCTCGACGCGCGACACCGGGCCGGGCCCGTGCTCAGCGGGGGCGCCGCCACAGCGCTGATCCCGCGCTCGCCGGAACGCTACTGCGCGGCCGCGAGGATGTCCTGCTCGCGCTCGGACAGCCCGGCCGCCGTGAACGCCTCAGGGTCGCCGGGTATCGCGCGCTGCAGTGCCTGGAGGTCCGCGGTGTACGCGGTGTTGAGCGGCGCCGCCGCCCCGGTGTCGGTCGTCTCCCTGAAGAACGAGATCTCGATGACGCTCGCCGCGCGTATCGCGATCGTGCGCAGGATCGCCGGGAGGTACTGCGCGTCGGCGCGCGCGGGCAGGAACCCCAGCACCTCATCGACGGCGTGCCCGATCACGGCGTCGGCCTCGATCGCGGTCGGCCGCGTGTCGTCCGTGAAGGTCGTCACGTCGCCCGGGCCGGTGTCGGCCCCAAGCCCGCCCTGCGCCTGCCCGCCCACGGTGCGCGTGCGCAGGAGCAGGGCGACGTCGTCCACGGTGGGCCGGACAGCCGCCGGGTCGATGACGGGCGGCAGCGGCGGCAACGGGTCCGGGACGGTCATCGTCCCCGCGCGAGCCGGTGGAGGATCACCCGCGACAACTCGGGCGGAGCGTGTTCGAGTTCGAGCACGCGTTCGTCGGCCGGCTCCTCCCGCGGCGGCGACTCCGCGGGCGCCGGCGCCTTAGCCGCCTTCGCCTTCGGGGCGGCCTTCGGCTTCGGCTTCGGCTGCTTGGCCGCCGGGCTCACGACGCCGCGATCCTCACGGCCGCGCCGATCCGCTCGACGTTGCACAACGCGTTGGTCTCCATCCGGACCGTCGAGGAGTTCGTGCTGCCGGCGTTCTCCTCGAAGCGCGCCAGGCTCACGGGCGCCACGTACAGGCGGCCAACCGCGGAGGCGTCGCAGACGACGGGCGCCGCCGCGGACTTCGACACGTGGCGCTGCAGGCTCCAGACGCTCGGGGCCGTCTGGCCGGGCGGGAAGATGTACACCGCCTCGCCGGCGGTCGCCGTCGCCTTCAGCAGGTCGAGCGCCTCGGCGTCGGAGGGCCGGAGGATGAGCGTGTCGGGGCTGTAGCCCGCGTTCTGGATCGTGGTGATGGCCTTGCGGATCGAGTCGATCAGGTTGTCGGTGCCCGGCGCCTGGAACCCGGCGGTCGCGAGCACGTCGAGGACGAGCTTGTCGAGGCCGCCGTTGACGGACAGCCGGAGGTCCGCCTCGATGATCGAGTTGACCGCGCTGCTTTCGAGGTAGACGTTCGGGATGCCGGTCTGGACGGACGCGACCTGCTTCAGCGCGGCCGCCACGACCGTGATCGTGCTGCCGGTCTCCGGCTTGGCGGTGACGGCGTCGATCGCGCGGACCGTGTTCGCGGGCGTGGCCAGCGACCGGGCGGTCTGGCGCAGCACGTCCACGCTCGTGACGCCGGCATCGACGCCAACGCGCGGAAACGCCGTCCAGGCCCAGCGCTGGTCGGCGCCCAGGGCGACACCGGCCTCGCGGATGCGCGCGACGGGGTCGGGCCCGCCGGTCACGGTGAGCGCGCGCGACTCCAGCACGTCGTCGAACGGCAGCACGGCCGTCTCGCCCGGGAACCCGGCGGCGCGGAAGCGGTCCGTAAGGCCCCGTGCGCGGCCGCTGGAGGCCGTGGCGGTCTCCACGGGCAGTCCGGGACCCGGAAGGGCTGAACGGTCCTCTACGGGCGCGAGAGGCGGCGCAGCCGCGGCAGGCGGCGGCGTGGGCTGGTCAGCCGGCGGCGGGGTCGGCGTGGGCGGGGCGACAGGCTCGGGCACGGTGCTCTCCTCGGGGGCGTGGCGTAGCTCGACGGCGGCGGACGGGTAGGCGGGGGCGGCGGTCAGGGTGACGTCGCGAAGCTCCGCGATCGCGAGCACGTGGCGCACGTCGCCGTCCCAGCGTTCGCGGGCGACGCGCATCCGCCAGGACCCGGCGCGCAGGTCGCCGCGCTCGACGGCTTCGATGACGTCCGCGCGCGAGCGCGGCGGCTCGCAGGACCAGTGCAGGCCGTCCTCGCGGTCCTCCAGCGCCAGCGTCGTCGGGTAGCGGCCCAGCGGCACGCCGGCGTGCTCGACGGTGCAGGTCAGGTCGTCCAGGACGGCGCCGCGCAGCGCGGCCGGGTCGATCCGCTCGCGCCAGCCGCCCAGGTCGCGCGACTCGGTCGCGTAGGGGATGACGCCGCGCAGCCTGCGGCCGTCGAGCTCGACCGGCAGGGCGCGCTGCTCCAGCTGGCCGGCGACGGGACGGTCGCGTCGCGACCGGTCAGGCATCGGGCACCTCCGGGGCGGCCGTCTCGGGCGGCAAGTCCTCCAGCTGGCGGATCTCCGGCCGGGTCATCCAGCCCGTCTGCGGGTTGAGCGCGGCGGTGTAGACCGTGGCGCGCGTGGCGGCGTCGGCGCGCAGCAGGCCGTCCATGTCGAACGCGACGTAGGTGCCGCCCGGGCAGAGGTCGGCGTCGCCGGAGATCGCGCGCTCCAGGCGCACGAGCCACGGCCGCAGGCTGAAGGTCACGAACGCGCGCGCCTGCTCGGTCACGTTGGAGTACGTGAGCGAGTCGCCGGTCGGCGCGTCGATCATCCAGGCGGGCACCCTGAAGATGCGCGCGACCTCGCGCGCGCTCAACTCGCGCTGGCCCAGGAACTGCGCGTCGGCGGCCGAGAACGACACCGGCGTGAAGGTGACGTCGCCCTGGACGACCGCGACCCGGCCGGCGTTCGCGGGGCCGCCGTGGCGGCGGTCCCAGCGCTCGCGCACCTCCTCGATCGTGGCGGAGGACTGCGGCGCCGGCACCGACAGGACCCCGCTCGGGCGGGCGTCGTTGGCGGCGTCGGCGTTCGCGGACGCCTGCAGGCTCGCGGACAGGGCGAGCGCCGCCCGCGCCGCGGCAACGGGCGACAGGCCGCGCAGCCCGTCGGTGCCGGTCATCGCCTTGACGTGCAGGACGTCGGCGGGGCCGACCTCCTGGCCGGTGTCCAGGAGCCGGTACACGATCCGCTGCCCGCGTAGCTCGACGTCCACGCCCGTGGGGTCGAGCAGCCCCAGCTGGACGATCTCGCCCTCGGCGCGGTACTTGGCGACGAACGCCTCCCCGTAGACGTTCAGGTGCACCATCACGAGCGACATGAGGTCCGCGATCGTGCTCCCCGGCGCGGGGCGCGCCAGCAGCTGAGAGATGCGGGCGTCGGGACCGGCGGGGACACGGCCGCCCGCCGTGCGCCGGTAGGCGTGCAGGGGGAGGCTCGCGACGCCGTCCGCGAGGCAGCGCACGCAGGCGTAGGCGTCGGAGACGCGCAGCGCGTTGAACGTCGTGACGTCCGTCACGGGCGCGCCGGTCATCAGCGGCAGGTGCGGGTCCACGGTCGGCGGTGCGAGTGCCCGGTCCTCCTCGTCGCGCCGGCGGAGCAGCCGCATGGTGGGGTAATCGTAATGCCTACCTCAGAGGTAGGGTTTTCGCATGTCCGCGATCACGGCGCTGGAGGACTTCGCGGAGGACTGCGGGCTCGACCTGGAGCCGTTCCAGCGCCGCATCCTGCAGGCCGTCACGAGCGGGACGCGCGAGGTCGTCGTGCTGCTCCCCCGCGGCAACGGGAAGACCGCGCTCGCGGCGCTGCTCGCGCTGCATCACCTCGTGACCGTCGAGGACGCCCGCGTGATCGTGGCGGCCGCCAGCCGCGCGCAGGCGACGAACCTGTTCAGCTACGCGGAGCGCTTCGCCAGGGCGCTGGGCAACCCGCACGTGGTGCACCGCCACCTCGTGCTGCGATGGTGCCCGCAGTCGGAGCGCGAGAAGGTCTGGACGCGCAGCCTGGAGGTCGTGGCGGCCGACGCGCCCAAGCTCCACGGCCTGACGTTCAGCTTCGCGATCGTGGACGAGCTTCAGGCCCACGGCGACGCCGCGGTCTACGTGGCGATCGCGAGCGCGCTGCACAAGCGCCCCGGCGCGCAGATGCTCGTGATCTCGACGGCCGGCCAGGGCACGGACAGCCCGCTCGGGCAGCTGCGGGCTCGCGCGCTCGCGTTGCCGCACGTGCGCCGCCGCGGCGTCGTGACGGACGCGCGCGGACACGGCCTGCGCTTCCTGGAGTGGACCGTTGAGGGCGACGACGTGTCGCCGCGCGCCGTCAAGCGCGCGAACCCGGCCTCGTGGATCACGCCGGAGGCGATCGCCTTCGCGCGCGACGGCCTGCCCGACCTCGCGTTCCGGCGGTTCGTCGCCAACCAGTGGACGGAGATCGCGGGGCACTGGCTGGCGCCCGGCACTTGGCAGCGATGCGTCACGTCGCCGGTGATCGAGGACGGCGAGGGCGTGCGCGTCGGCGTGGACGTCGGCGGCCAGCGCTCCGCGACCGCGGTCGCGTGGGTGACCGACGACCTGCGCGCCGGCGTCTGGATCGGCCACGGCGACGACGCCGTCATCGACGCCGGCGACGTGATCCGCGAGCTTGCCGCGCGCCTGGACGTCCGCGAGGTCGCGTTCGACCCGTGGCGGGCCGGCCAGCTGGCCGCGGAGCTTGAACGCGAGGGCCTGCTGTGCGTGGCCTTCCCCCAGAGCGACAGCCGCATGATCCCGGCGTCCGCGCGCCTGCACGCCGCGGTGACGGAGCGGCGGCTGGCGCTGCCCGACCTGGACGAGCTTCACGTCCACGCGGCGAACACGATCGCCCGCCACGGCCGCCGCGGCTGGCGCCTGGACAAGCCCGACGACCGCACGCCGAACGACGCGATCATCGCGCTGGCGATGGCGGTCGACTCGGTCGAGAACCAGCCGGAGCCGGTCAAGCTGCTCGGGTTCGTCTGAACGGGTTCGTCTGAACTTGCCCAGAAGGCGGGGCATGCGCCTGCATATGGGCAAGTTCTGCTAGGCCGATGGTATGAAGGCGCGCTGCATCACCTGCCGGAAGCTCATCGACCGCGGGTCCTACTGCCCGGCGCACCTGCCGCGGCCCGCCGACCCCGGAAGGCTGCGCGGCCGGCGCAACCAGGAACGCCGCGCCCGCCTGATCGCGCAGCAGAGCGGCCGCTGCGGCCACTGCTCGGCGGCGGGCATGCCCCTGGAGCTACATCACCGCGACCACGACCCCGCGAA